TCTCTAGCCACTTCGCAGGCACGGATTATATTGCATATCACCTGCAATCGATTGATAAGTTTGATTTTGCTTTTGCCCCGGTATGGCCCGGCGACATATGCTATTTTCATTTTGCATCCCCTCCCTAACGCTCAAAATTGCCCCTTTTTGCCTTTATAATTTTGGGCATATAATTCTACCTTTTTCATCTTTTAGCCCGCCCACGTGGCGTATAGCTCCAAACTGATACATTCACGTGCTATCGCTTGTAGTCTTCCTTTCTTTCCTAACTCCCTTACAGTAATTTACCATCGTTGCCTTGCAGACAAAATATTCTTTGGCCAGCGATAGTATCTTCGCACCGTTGCGCCGCTTTTCGCGGATTTGCTGGATAATTTCATCTTCGTATGCTTTAGGCTTCATCGTTAAAATCCTCCTGTCCGTCAAGCGCGCTCTTTACGTACTCGCTGCCATCCTCGCAGACAATACATGGATCCTGCGTTATGTTGCGGTCACGATATCGGCAGTGCTTGCAGCAGTTTGGGCTAGTCCTGTGCGGCTTTGCTAAAATTGCAATGATGATTATCAGCAGAAGCAGAATAAGTGTTATTATCATGTCGTCACCTCAACCTTTCTAAGTAACCATCTTTTGATGCAAGCCGGACACGCTTCCGGAAATCCTTTATCACAGGTATATCCTGGATAATGTGTACAGTGTCCGTAGTCAGATAATAGTTTGCTTGCCATTTTTAGAGCTTCGTTATATTTTTTCTCTTTAATGCTAGTCATAGTATCACCTCACAAATTGGCATATGTTCTGTGTGCCATATCTTGCCACAATCCTCACATTTAAAAATCAGATCATCACCTATCAAGTAATCTTCAATATTGCCTGACATGTCGTTCTCGTCTCTACAGTCGCATTCCCGGTATTTTCTAAATTCATCGTAAAAAATGTTTTCCCTGAGGCAATCCCAAAAGTCTAATATTTCTCCATCTTCAACAAGGTTAGCTTTGTTTTTATTACACCAGTGGCAAGAATAAGAACTCTGAAAATCACCGTCGTATTTACCCCACCAATGATTTACGTTAGTAGCGCCTGCCGGAATAGTCCTACCGCAAAATTCGCATTTGTGCGGCTTTCTGGTCTTTTTGACTACTGTAGAACCGCAAAAGTCCCATCCCATTTCTAACCCTCCCTCACAAATTTTCTATCGTTCTGTGGATCTCTTCATCCGACATGATGCAGCAGGATTGACGGAGTTGGCATTCAATGTCACTCACTTCTCGCAGAATTTCCATAAATGTTGGCTGCCATTTCCACTTATCTGGATTGTCGCTATCTGCGTAATCCATTGCCTTTTTAAGGCGGGATAATTTGTCGACAAATTGTTGTTTTAGGATCAGCAAATCACTCATACTACTTCACCCTTTAACACCTCAATTATTTTGTTTGCCTGAAACTTACTAATGCCGTTCTTTTGCAAGTTCTTTATGTAATAAATCTGTTCCTGGGTAGCTGGTTGCCTATCGAGGTATTCATCCCTGTATTCTTCTCTAGTCTTAGGATTATTAGTGTGTTTCTCCCACTTCTGCCACTTCCCGCATGACTTGCAATACACGCCAATATGCGGAGGTTTAGGTATCCTTTCAAGTTCTGTACACCCGCAATACTTACATTCTTCCATCCTCATTACTCCTTTCTAAAATGGGCAATTTTCTTTTTCGGGTTCTTCCCATGCATCTCCACGTAGTTCTTCCGTCCATCCATATCTTTTGTCTTGTAAGTCCATCCGGTTTGCGTCTACAAGCCGTTTGCTGTCCTCAAAGTACATCATTGCTACGTTAAGTCCTTCCTTGCCGCTCCACCTGTCTTTTCCAACTTCAATGATATTATTTGAGCTTTCAAGATACTGCTTTGTTGTCTTGCTGATTTTTCGCTTTTCAAGGTGTGTTTTAAAGGCTTCGTTTGTTCTGTGCACTATCAACATATAATCAATAGCATTGGAGAAGTTTCCAGTTCCTAGAACGTCCTGCTTTTGACATATCCCTTCAAATATCTTCTTAGGGTGGATAACAAGGAAAACTAAAACATTGTGCGCCTTTACGTACTTTGAGAGACTCCATATAAATTTTGTTTGCGCATTAAGTTCTTTATCATCTAGCCCCGATATGTCCATTGTCATAAAATTATCTAAGAAAATAACCGTGCAGCCTCTATGTTCCCGGTATACCTCAATAACTTTTAAAATGTCCTCATACTTCATGCTTTCGTTGTTGTCATACAAATAGAACCTGTCTGAATACCAATTGTGTATATCATCTCTTTTTGCGCTTACAATCTCATAGTATTCTTTGCCTTCTTTGCTAACTTTGGTTAATAGGTTTTCGCTGCCTGCAGCTTGCCGATCAGTCCAATATTGAAATTCATCCTCTTTCAATTCGCCGCTATAAGCAAATACGTTATAATCCTGAGTGAGAGCTTCAAGCATAAGCTGGCTGAATAAAATTGATTTACCGCTACCGTTAATACCTGTCACAATTGCTATTTTCCCAAAAAGGATTTCAACATTTGAATCTAGTGTAGGTATCCCGGTGTTAAATATTTTTATGTCCTTGCGGTTGAATGGCTTTATGTCTTTTACTCGTTTAGCTTTGTCGAGTATTTTTTGAGTTTCAGCATCTAACACCTTTGAAGCTACCGGGGCAAGGTTTACAGTGGCCTTTTTTTCATAAGTACGAGCTTTGCTACTTTGTTTTATAGGCTCCTGCTCCTTGCGCTCATAGCACCCTGGCTCAAACTTTTGTCTTAAATCCTGCCATGTGTTCCCTTGGCACCCATTGTGAAAACAGTGAAATGATATTGCACCGCTTGACAGTTGAATGATTGCTGAATCTTTCCCGTGTGCTGAATCAAAAGGACATTCGTCAAGCACGTATTTTGTGTTGTTGTTCCAGGATGAAGCTTTGCGAACGCGAATTCCTTTTTGTCTTATCCAATCATCAAGGCTAAATTCACCCTGAAAGTTTTGATTATTGCTTTGCTTCGTTTCAGGTTTTGGCATCATGTCGCAAATCTTTTTCAGCAGTTCAGCCGGAACTTCCTCAATTTCTTCCGGCATGTATGTAACCCCGCTTGCCCTGTGAGGCCGTTCTTTTGTGTTGGATCCCTTCGTTGCGGTTGTGCCGTAAAACTTTGTTATCCGGGCCGCGTTAAATACCGCTGTGTCAACTTGTACTTTATCGTCCGAAAACAACATATCCATCGCTTGCAAGAAAGTCTTTATTAAATCCTTTGATTCATCATTGTTTTGAAGATTGATCTTGTAAAGGTTATGCCAGCCATTACCGGAATCGGCGACAACCGGAAATGGGAAACCTTGCATCTTTAAAAACTTGTTAGCCTCTTTCATCCGGAGATATGATTCGTTTTTTTCTTCATCCGTTGCCGATATGTTAGCCGGCCTTTTAGGGTCGAAGTCTAAAAGTATCCATCTGCGATGTTCAATGTCAATGTCTGATGTAGTATTTTTTATCTTCTGTTGAAGCGTATCAGGACATCTATGGTAGCATGGTTCTAATATCTTGTTTAGAACAAAATATATATTAAACTTGCCATCGTACTTTTTTGCAAGCTCAACCGCTTTGTCAAAGTCTTTAAAATATCCTGCAGTTGTTCCGTTTGGCTCCATGATTCTGATTTCAATTACATCCCCGGCGTTATGAAACAGCTTTAAAGTATTTATCATAGCATTGCGCCCCCACTCGGCAGCATTACCCCATGCCCTTCACTTCCAGTTTCTTCGCTATAATTTTTGTCAAGGTAATCAATGTATCCTGAGTTAAAGAAAGTGCTGCCCATTTGAAGATACTGTTTGTCTTTACCTTCCTTGGCATCAGTATATCTTTGAACCGCTCTTGACATTTCTTCAACACCAATTTTTAATAATTCTTCTTTTTTTGTTTTACTTACTTGACCTTTTCCTTCTTTTCTTGGGTATAGACTCCAAACAGTATTGAAAAAATCGTCAATAGATATATTATTTACTTTACTTTTCTTTTCTTTACTTTCCTTTATATGGGTAGTTTCTGCCGCAGAAACTTTTTGTTCGTACGCAAGCCGCATTCTGTCGCGCTTTTCAAGGACTGACGATGCACGTTTTTTTACTCCATTTGATGTTAATTTTTGCGTATCACCATAACACTTTTTATCAAATAAATTTTTCTTCAACACACTTTCTAAAATCTGATTATATTCATCAGCAGAAATGTGTAATTTCTGTGCTATTACTTCCCTAGTTTCTGCGTCAGAAATATCAAATTCGAGATCATTACTGCGGTAAATATATTCCAGATGGAGAAAATAAAACGCATAACCTTTAGCTCCATAAAGTAATAATATAGGCTCTAATTTTGGATCGCTTGCGGCATATACATCATGCGGAAAATAATCCAGTCCTTCTTTTTGTGGTCTTGCCAATCTTTCACCCCCAGTGTTCAAGAGATAGAGGGCTATCCCTTGTGGAATCCTTATTGATGAACAAGTATGAAATGTAATCAATAAAGTAGAAAAACCTTTCTCACTCTATTCTTATCCCCTACCCTCAAAGGGAGTAAGTCAATTCTTAAAATACTTCCTGAAACAATCCAACATAAATTCACACGCCTTGTCCTTCTCTGTAAATCTCAATTCAATCTGAAATTTATTACACCAGGTCTTAATCCGGCTTTTTAATTCGCTGGGAGAAAATTTACTTCGATACTCCCTGTTTTCAATCCTCTCCCAACTGCCATCTTCAACCATAAGAACAACCTTGCACTTATCGGCATAAGCTCGCTCAAATTCCCTTTGGAACCTCGTTGTGTGTTGTGTTGATTTGCCTCTAGCAAAGTTACCGCATAACTCTGTTAAATTTCCTTTGCGCTCAATTACAATTTGATTCTCATAGCTCTTGCCATCCACTTCAAAACTATAATCGCCATAATTTAATTTTCGCCGGACATATGGAATTTTGAGTGCGTCAAGTTTATGCAAAATGTGCAAATCTTGCTCACGAGTATCAATAATAATTGCGCCTCTCATGTTAATAATCCATCAACGAATATGGGATAACCTCAGTTAGCACCTTGGTTGATTTGCAATAATCGCATTTTCCGCACCGGGTAGGTTCAATCAATCCAGCTTTGATATCTGCGAATCGCTGAACATTTTGCGTAACAATATCAAGGCAATAATCAATTCTGTCCTGCGGAATACTTATAATGGCAAGGTCTGGTTCAGGTTTCTGCTTTGTGGCTCCAGCAATGTAAAATGGTAAATTATTGCCCTCTACAAATTGGTATATTGCAGCTTGCAGATCATAACCCCACGCTTCAACAAAAGACAATTTCAATCCGTCTTTCCAAATACCTTCAAAATCTTTCATAACCTTTAGATCAACAATTTTATCTCCCTCATGGTAGCTGTCTATTTTGGTTTTGAACGGAATGCCCATAATCATACCGGTTTTAATAACCTGTTTTGCACCGGACATGTACTTCATAAACATTGCATCACGTTCAAGCCGGCGAATTATGTACTCTGCGTGTTTGTACTCGGCTTTTAAAGTTCCCTTTTGCGTGAATATCTCAGGATTTTCAGACATAAATTTATCAAGTGTTCCATTGTAATAATTATCAACATAGGAACCAACCAGAAGACTGATAGATTTTTCTCTTATGTACTCACCTTTAATCTCCGCTAATGCCATTGACTCGCATTCTATAAACGCTTTAAATTGTGATGTGCTCATGTACTTTAACTGGTTTTCCAGACTAAAATAATTACTTTCAGTTAGCATTTCTCTTATACCTCCCCATATTCTGGTTTATTTGTGTTGTTAAAGCTCTTTCAATGCTCCAACCGGAATTTATTCTGTACGACAGTATCTTTTTATTAATTCCAGTTATTTCTCCCCATTCAGATAGGCAGTGCAACTCGCCCTTGAACTCAATTATTCTATTGGTTCTTAGATTTCTGGATTGTTCTTTTCTTGTTGCCCATCTGCAGTTATTTGCGGAATAGCCACAATCATTGTTTTTCCTATCAATGGTTGTGTTTTTTTCTCCGTAATCTCTTATATGGTCTTGATAACTTTCGTACATGTCTTTTTTAAAGTTAGCAAAATTTAGCCATTCATTGCAGATGCTAATCCCTCTTTTTAAATAATTATCAGCACTCTGACTATTGAAATTAGTTGAACGCGCTTTCATTGCATCCCAAATACGGTAAAACCTATCCTTGCCGTTTCTGCTATCAAATCCATGTTTCATATGCACTTCGTTAGATAAGCACCCACAACTCCGTGTTGCTCTTTTTATTAAACTGGCAGTAGCGATTACTTTTTGCTTTCCGCAATCACACTCGCACAACCATTTATAATCACCAACATACGAAACTGCAACCAGCCTATCAAACCTTTTATTGGTAATATCTACACGGTTTATGTCTGATCATCTCCCTTAATTTTTAATTTTGCCGCACAAGCAACACATAACGGTCTGCCATATTTTTGTTGGTTGCGTTGTGCGACCTGTTCCGCTGTCATGTTTTCAAATCCGGTTATATCATCCGGACAATCAGAACATTTCAAGCTAATCGGCGCAGCCTGTGTTGGAATCTTTGGCCTGATACGTAAAGCCTCTACAACGTCGCCAAACGCTTTTACTTCGGTAGAATATATTTGTATCTTCTTGCCTGCCCATTCCTCGATATAAGGTGTTTTGTAAAGCTTGGTTATGGTCTTTGCGTTTGTAGCGTTTACAATCATCGGTTTAGTGTTTTCAACAAAATACATTACAGTACAGTCCTCTTTACGATTATCAGGGCCTGTAACTTGCTCAACCTTAACGGTTTTAATCGTCAAGATTAAATCCTTACCGGGGTCGAGTGAGTACGACCCCAAATAATCCGGATTCTGAAGCTTCTTCCAATGCGTCTGTGGCATTACTCATTACCTCCTGTTTCAAATAACGATGTCTGCTTTGCTTCGCTGCCCGGTTCCCATTCAACATCATCAATGATATCAATCCGCAATTCTCCATCGTCAGTAACTATGAAGAACCACTGGTATCCATCTGTTCTAGCCTCTTGAATCATCTTCTTTTGTTCGATTGGATTAAGATTCTGGAATCCATCAAAGCAAATAAATTTAACATCCGCCTGATCCGCTAGAGCCTTGGCAATTTTGATTGAAACATCCTGCATCTTTTCACCATCAGACAACCCGTCCAGCAGTGTTTCATTGACACGCAGCATCCCCCTATCATCCACCGTAACCCCTTCAATTGGACACTTGGAAATTTTGAGCAATTCAAGCGGCAATGAACGAGCCTTCTTGATTTTAGTTGTCAGATCATCAGATTGAGCTTGTTTTGGCGCGATCTTCTCAACAAGAATCGACTTCATCAAATCGTATTCGCGTAGGAATGATTGCATATGAGCGGCTTCATTTGCAGCAGCTGTAAGCGGTTCAATGTCAATTTGTTCGGTTTCTTCAAGCAACTTTTTTGAGTTACCGGTTTCGGCATCAACTGTTTTGATTTGTTCGGCTGTCTTTTCTTCGATAGACTGTAGCGATTGCTTTTCAAGCTCGTCAATGTTTAAAAGTTCTGTTTCTTTTGCTGAAATTGATTGCTTGTTTTTAGATAGATCCTCTTTGGCTGCATCAACTTCTTTGGCAATTTCATCTTTTTTGATATTCTTCGTTTTTTCGGAGTCTTCAGCTATTGCCTTTAACGTGTTTTCGCGTTCGATTTTTAAGGCCTGTAGTGCGGTTTGATATTCAAGTTCAGCTTGCGCAACCTTGTTTTTAGCAGAATCATCTATGTTTTTAACATCAGCGTGATACCTGTCTCTAGCACCATCTATAACAGTCTGCAACTTCTCGATCTTCTGATTCAAAAATTGTATAAATTCTCTACCTTCCGATCTCGTCCTGTCAAAAGCGTTTTTTCTAGTCTGCTTGTCAGTTTCAGCATTTGCCTTAATTACATCTATTCGGCTTTGCAATCCATCTATAGCGGCCTTTGCAGCCTCAATTTTACGGTTTATTTCATTCGCTTCAGCTACTTTTGCGTCAAGCTGCCGGACATTAACAGCGCGCCATTTCTCACCGTCATAATTAGCCGGTAATTGCTTTCGGTATCCGTCGGCTTGAGCCTGTAAAACTTCAATATCATGGTTAATTGGTGTACGTTCCGCATAATATTTATCTTCAATGAGCTTCAATATTTTGAGGATATGTATTGTATAATTGACCTCCGGAACCTCATCGAACCATTCCACAATATTTTCCATTGTCCAGGGTATTTCAAGCAGCCCAAGAATAATAGCGGATTGCTCTTCTGGCTTCTTTCGCAGGAATTCACCAGGCCTGAATATTTCGCCCTTAATCAGACCGCGCAGGAATCCTTCTGTCTGTGGAACTGCCTTGCCTGGCTTTGTGATTTTAAGATAATCAGATGATTCAGTGCGGATTTTCCTGTCAATATCCATCTCCTCAAACGTTTTCTGGTCTTTTAATTCTACAAACAAAGTTGCTTCTTTTTCACCGTGCTTA